ATTGAGGAAAATAGATTTTTCTTTAATAATTATATTTCTATTTGTTATGAAATAGCGAATAATAAAACAAAAAAAATGGAGTGTAAAAATGTCAAAAATTTGGAAAATGGGAATCAGTCCAGATCAATTCATCGCTGATACAGTCAATCTTTCAGATGATGAAATAGGAAAGTATTTCAGGTTATTGTGTTATGCTTGGAAGAACAAGGCATACTTGCCTTTGGATATAAAACGAGTTTGCAACATCGTGAAACAATGTGATGAAAAATCAATTAAGTATTTATTGGAAACTTTTTTCGTCAAGAATGACAAGGGTTATTTTTGTAAGGCACAAAAAATAGAATTTGACTGGGTTGTTGAAAAATCTGGTAAAGCTGTTGAATCCGCTGAAAAAAGATGGAATAAAAACGCAATGCAATCGCATAGCGAACGCAATGCTAATTATAACTATAATAATAATTATATATTAAAAAGTAAAGGTAGTAACAATAAAGATATAATTAATGCTTTTGAGGGTGTTTGGTCTAATTTAAAAGTGAAGCGAGGCACGAAAGCCAACGGACTAAAGGCGTACAAAAAGATTCACGATAATATAAAACCCAACCTACTCATAGAAAAATTTAATCTCAAATGTGATTCGGTAAAAGAACAACAGTTCATTCCGCATTTCAGCACTTGGCTGAACAGCGAGGGTTGGACGGAAGAACTGACTGCTGAAACCAGAGATGAATTTGAAATAAATAATCGTGATCCATTCATAAATTTAAGTTTGTGGAAAAAGGGAATTAAAACATTAAATGATATGGATAATGATATTCTTAAAGCGTTCAAGGAAAATAAAATCCCAAAAGATGCTATGCTTAAAATGGGTTTTTCGGTATAATCATGCATGATCACTTTAGAGGGAAACTGCCTGAATGAAATTGAACTGCAAGGCGCTTATGTCGTGGAAGAACAGGACAGGACTTTTACAGCGTATATTCAATTCGGTAATTTTCAATCTAAAGAGGAAGCGAATTTGTACCTTTGTAATTTTTTAAATAAGAACAGGGAAAAGATGTTGAACTTGGTTAATTTTGATCAAACACCGACAATGCAATAATGCCTGATGTTCAATTCAACATTCAAGAAACTTTTCAAAATACAGTACAGGGCGAGGGATTTTATGCTGGAACACCAGCCGATTTCATAAGATTATATGGCTGTCCTCTTGGCTGTTTCTTTTGTGATACAGGATATGCTTTTCCAGATGGTGATTATTATAAAAAAAAATTACCAAAAGAAAAAAAGACAATTCAAGAATTATTAAATGAATTAAACTCCCCTCTGGTCGTCATCACAGGTGGAGAGCCGTTTATTCATAAAAAATTATCCTTATTATGTGAAGCAATATTAAAAACAGGGCGAATGGTATCAATAGAAACTTCTGGCAGTTATTGGGTTGATGTTCCAGATTCAGTATTCATAACATTATCACCCAAAGAACACATCAGCCCTAAATATCCCGTCTTGCCTGTATTTTGGAAAAGATCAAACGAATTTAAACTGGTTGTTTATGATAAATCAGAGTTTGAATATTATGAAAAAAACATTAAGGATTACAAGGGATTGAAATATCTCTCACCAGAACACGAAAGTTCTGATAGTGTGGGGTTGGCGATTGAATTATTGATGGACAACAAGGATTTTAAAATATCAATACAAACACATAAATATTTAAAACTGCCTTAATGGAAGAAAATTTTACATCAACAAAAAGTTTTTATAATTATCCTTGCGCCCACAGGCAATTCAAACACGAAGGCAACTGTCATTTGATTCACGGATACAGCAGAAGTTTCCATTTCACATTCCAAGCAAAAACATTAAGTAAAGAGGGTTTTGTTATGGACTATGGCGACTTGAAGGAGTTGAAGAATCATTTGGATTATATGTACGATCACACGCTTATTCTTGAAGATGGCGATCCTCATATGGATAAGTTTATTGAATTGGAAAAATTAGGCGTTTGTAACATAAGAACGCAACCTCTGGGTGTCGGTATGGAGGGAACAGCGCATTACCTGTGCCAATGGACTGATAATTTTTTAAGAAAAAAGACAAGAGGCAGAGTTTGGGTGAGAAGCGTTGAAGCTAGGGAGAATGAAAAAAACAGTTCGATATACAGGAATCCCAATGCTGGATTTGTGAGTTGGTTATGAGTGAAGAATTAATCAGAAATATTTTAGAGGCAATAGGCGAAGATCCAGACAGGGAGGGTTTATTAGATACTCCAAAGAGAGTTGTTAAAAGCTGGGAAACATTATTCGGTGGCTATCATCAAAGACCAGAAGATGTTTTAACCACACAATTCAATGAAGATTATAAGTCAATGGTCATTTGTGATAACATTGAATTTTATTCCACTTGCGAACACCATTTACTGCCTTTTTATGGAATTTGTCATATTGCCTATATTCCAACTAAAAAAGTTGTGGGATTGTCTAAAATGCCAAGATTGGTTGATCTTTATGCTAGGCGATTGCAAGTGCAAGAACGACTGACGGAACAGATAGCTAATTCCTTGATGAATTTTTTAGACCCTCTGGGCGTTGGTGTTATCATCAAGTCAAAGCATTTATGTATGGTTTGCAGAGGTGTGCAAAAAAGACACGCAACAATGATAACAAGTTCCATCAAGGGAATATTTTTTCAACCTAATGTTAAGGAAGAATTTATTAATTTAGTTGGCTTAAAATCAAGGAGTTTAGAATGAATCTTAAAAATTTAAAGTTAATACAAATCTTATCTGGTGGAATGGATAGCGTTACATTGCTTTATTATTTATTGCATAATGGAAGCAAGGTTAAGGCATTGTCAATTAACTATGGTCAAAGGCATTTAAAGGAATTGGAGTATGCCAAATATCATTGTGAAAAATTAAACATTGAACACCAGACAGCCGACCTCACAGGAATTACACATTTGCTGGGAAAGGAATCTGTTTTAGTCAACAAGTCCATTGAAGTTCCAGATGGTCATTATGAGGAATTGGTAATGAAAAAAACTGTTGTGCCAAATCGCAATATGCTGATGTTGGCAGTAGCGACTTCTTACGCCATTTCAGAAAAGTTTGATGGCATTGTTTATGGCGCTCACGCAGGAGATCACGCAATTTATCCTGATTGCAGAAAAGAATTTACAGATGCATTGGCTAAAGCCATTTTGCTGTGTGATTGGCACCAAGTTGAATTGCACAGGCCTTTCATTAAAAAAACAAAAGCCGACATAGCAAAAACAGGAAAATACCTTGATGTTGATTTTACTAAAACTTGGTCCTGTTATAAAGGCGAAGAAAAACAATGTGGTCAATGTGCCACTTGCATTGAAAGGCGAGAGGCGTTTCATCTTTCAGAAATGGAAGATCATACTGAATACAAAGATAGCGCACCAACAATAGAGGATTTAACAAAAGTTGATTTTAAAATAAATGATTAATTATTATGCTGGAACAGCGCCTTATGAAATAGGTTATTCCATTATGAAAAATCATTTGATTGTTTGGTTTGATACTAGCGTTAAAGCAAGACAAAAATATTTTAAAAAAGATTGTAACATATTAGTTGATTCAGGCGCTTTTTCGGCTTTCACAATAGGTAAGAAGATTGACATATACGAATATGCTGAATTTATTAATGGCTTTTTGGAAAAATGGAAAGATAAAGTCATATCAGTTAATTTTATAAATTTAGATGTGATAGGAAGTGCCAATAAGAGTTGGGAAAACCAACACAAGCTAGAAAAACTTAATGTTAAGACTGTTCCTGTTATTCATAAGGAGGGTTTTGAAATTAAGCATTTGGAAAAGGCGTACAAGGAATATGATTATTTTGCTTTTGGTGGATTGGTTGGAAAAAGAAGAAAGACAGAAATTATCCCATTTTTAGATCATTGTTTTAAATTTATATTTGATTATGTTCGCAAGGGAAATAAATTACCTAGAACCCATTTGTTAGGAGTTGCTGATACTAAAGTTCTTTATAGATATCCAGCATTCAGTTGTGATAGCACAAAATGGCAATCAGTATTTAGATATGGTAGAAGTTTTTCTTTAAATTTAATAAAAAACATTCCAAGAGCTGGTTTTGCAAAAGACATTAAGAGAAAATCCAAATATAAAAATGCTGATAAACACACCTATGATGAGCAAGAAGATCACAACTTATATACTAAACTTTTTGAATATGAAATAAAACAGTACAGACAGCAAGAAAAAGAAATAACAGAGTTCTGGAAAAAGAAAGGAATTGATTTTGAAATATAAAACAGAAAACAAGACTATTGGTATGGATTACCTACAACCGAATACTTGGAATCCAAATAAAATGGATAAAAAAACTTATGATGCAGAAAAAGAATCCATTACACAATATGGAGTCATAGCACCATTGATTGTCAGACCTTATCAAGAGGGTTACGAAATAGTTGATGGAGAGCATAGGTTAAATGTTTGCTATGATTTAGGGCATAAGGAAGTTCCTTGCATTATTGTTCATAATTTAGAGGATAAGGACGCAAAAAAACTTACAATCATTCTCAATGAAACCAGAGGGCAGAACGATAAGATAGAATTGGGAAAGCTGTTGGGGGAATTGGAAAAGGATTTTGGCGATAATTTAAAACTTGGCTTGCCTTTTAATCTTGATGACATAGGTGATTTAATAGACTTTGGAAATGTTGATTGGGATAAATATGAAACAGGAAACATAGAGGATATATCACAAGATGAAGTTTATAAATTACATTTGCTGTTCAAAGGCGAGGACATACCTTTAGTCAAAGAAAAGCTGGGAAGCAATCCAGAACAGACCATTATTGAATTAATTAAAAATTCAGAAAAATGAAGCAATGGAATAAAAAGATTCATGGAGGAAATGAAAAATTATTTTTAAAATCGGAATGGGTCCCAATAAACGAACTAATCGGAGAAAAAAAAGTACTTAATCACCCTCTCCTTCATACTGCTTTCTTTTTAATTTTAAAAAAACATATACCTAAATACAAAACTGTGCTTTTATCATTATGTACTGCTACCAGACCCTACTCAGCAGGAAGAAAATGGAAAAAATACATAGAGGAATTTGGTAATCGGGTTGATTTGGTCGTTATATCAAATGGTGGAATTGTGCCGAAAGAATTTTGGTATAGCTATCCGTTCTTAAATTATGATGCTGGAATACACGAGGATGACGCTTTATACAAAAAATTAATGTATGAAAGAATGATGAAGTTCTTTAAAAAACATAAGTATGACTATGTAGTTGCTAATTTTAGTCCTAGACAAAGAAATTTTGAACCAGCAGAACAATCACTATCTAAATTAAAAGCTGATTGTTTTATTAAAGACTATACATTAGTACCAGATCAAACAACCTACATGAAAGCACAGAATCAAGGTTGGATTGGTGGAAGAATGTTTCCTGACTTAGATCCTATAATTTTTCAGAAGATAACAGAATATATTAATATGTTTAGTAGCAAAAAATAGTGGAATTAATTAAAAATTCAGAGTAAAAGAATTTTACCTACACTCTAGGGAAAAGAGGATTATATGACGAAAGAAAAAAGAAAAGTTGGAAGACCTAAAATAGAAATAGATGAAAAAATATTAGAAAGTTTAGCTGGTATTCTTTGCACGAATGAGGAAATTGCCAGTTTTTTTAACTGCTCTAGTGATACTTTAACTCGTAATTTTGCGGAGTCCTTAAAAAAAGGACGAGACAAGGGTAGAATATCAATCAGAAGATTACAATGGGATAAGGCGCAAGGTGGAAATGTCACTATGTTGATATGGCTGGGAAAACAAATGCTAGGTCAAAAAGACAGAATGGAAACTTCGGAAGAACAACAACCTTTGCCTTGGTCGGTTAATTGATGAGAAATTATAAGCGCGAGTACAAAATGCGCTCAAAAAAATCTAAAGATGATAGACAATACAGGGCAAAGGCAAGAACTTTGATGAAAAAATTAAGAGGAGCAAAAGCCATCAAAGGAAAAGATATAGATCACAAGGATGGAAACCCTAGAAATAATTCTAGGAAGAATTTAAGGGTTAGGTCGATAAGATTAAATCGTGCCAAAAAATGATTTATGGCTTTAACAAAGCACCAAAAAGAAGTCATAGATTGCAAGGAACGATTCAGAGTTCTCATTAGTGGCAGAAGATTTGGAAAGACATTTGTTGCGATTAATGAATTGGCGAGATTTGCCCGTTATCCAAATAAGAAATGCTGGTATGTGGCTCCAAGTTATCGTCAAGCCAAAAGCATATGCTGGGTTGATTTAAAGGAAAGGATCATACATCACAGATGGGATAGAAAGATAAATGACAGTGATTTATCCATTCTGTTAAAAAATAATTCAACAATCGCCTTGCGAGGCGCTGATAATGAACAATCATTAAGGGGTGTTGGTTTGGATTTTCTCGTGATGGACGAGTTCGCTGATATTAAACCTTATGCTTGGCAAGAAGTGTTAAGGCCGACCTTATCTGACACGCAAGGACACGCATTATTTTGTGGAAGTCCAAAAGGTTATAATTGGGCGTATGATATGTATGTCAAGGGAACACAGGATAAGGAATGGAAAAGTTTTAAGTTTACGACTTTAGAGGGTGGACAGGTAACAAAGCACGAAATTGAACAGGCGAAGAATGATTTGGATGAACGAACTTTCCAACAGGAATATCTAGCAAGTTTTGTTAATTACGCTGGAATCATCTATTATAATTTTGATAGGAATAAAAATATCATAAATAAATTTGATAAAACAAACGATACAGTTCATATTGGAATGGATTTTAACATTGACCCAATGTGTGCTGTCATTGGACAAATAAAGGAAAACAAAATATACATCATAGACGAGATTCAGATTTGGAGTTCCAATACAAACGAAATGGTTGAGGAAATAAAAAGACGATACAAGCAAAAGGCGATCATCTATCCAGACCCAAGCGCAAGACAAAGAAAAACTTCCGCTGGTGGTTTTACTGATTTAGCGATATTAAAGAACGCTGGTTTTGAAGTTTGTTGCAGAAGTTCATCGCCTTTAGTTAGAGATAGAATAAATGCAGTTAATACGAAACTTAAAAATGCTAATGGCATATCAAGTCTTTTCGTGTTAAATTCTTGCAGAAATATGATCAAGAGTATAGAAAGACAAGTGTACAAAGAGAATACTAATGTTCCAGACAAGGAAAGTGGCTTTGATCATTTCAATGACAGCATCGGCTATCTCGTGGAATACTTGTATCCTCTAAAAAGGGAATTTAAACCGAGCAAACCTCGTAGGTGGAGTTGATGGCGATATACAACAGGGATTTTTTATCAGTTAAACACGATCTGTATAAAGAAAATATTTCTAATTGGGAATTTTTTATTAGATCGTACTTGGGCGGAAACGAATACAAAAACGGCTATCATTTGCACAGATATATTCTGGAAACACCAGAGGAATACGAACAACGAATCAGACACACTCCCATTGATAATCATTGTCGAAATGTCATTCAAATTTATTCAAGTTTTCTATGGAGAGTTCCACCTAGTAGGGATTATGGAAGTCTGACAGGCGATCCTCAATTAGAGGCGTTCATTGCTGATGCTGACTTGGATGGAAGAAACTTCAATAATGTTATGCGAGATTTACAAGTCAATTCAAGCATCTACGGCAACTGCTGGGCGATAGTTGACAAGCCACAAGTCAATACAAAAACAAGAGCAGAGGAACTGCAACAGGACATACGACCTTATTTGTCAATCTACACTCCAGAGAATATTGTTAACTGGAATTACTCCAGAGCAATTAGTGGAAGATTTTATCTTGATTTACTGGTCGTTATTGAGGACATCAACAAGGACAGGGCGATCATAAAGGTGTTCACCGAAGAAGACATAAGCACTTATGAAGTGAAGGATTATTTAAAGCAATATTCAGAGAGGGATGTAAGACTGTTAGAGGAAATTGCCAATCCCATTAAAAAGATTCCAGCGGTTAATTTATACAATCAGCGATCACATAAAAGACCCATAGGCATTAGTGATTTGTCAGATGTGGCGCAATTACAACAATCCATTTACAATGATTATTCAGAAAAAGAACAACTGATACGATTAGCCAACCACCCCAGCTTGGTTAAAACTCCCAATGTAGAAGCGAGTGCTGGTGCTGGTAGTGTCATTGAAATTCCAGAGGATATGGATAGTAATTTAAAACCTTACATCATTCAACCCAGTGGCTCAAATTTAGACGGCATAATGAAATGCATACACAATAAGATTGAAGCGATTGACAGGATAGCGCATATGGGAAGCGTGAGGGCGACTGAAAGCAAGATTGCCAGTGGCATCGCCTTGCAGACAGAGTTTCAACTGCTCAATGCACGATTAAGTGAAAAAGCGGATTATCTTGAAAATGCGGAAGAACAAATATGGTCTTTGTTCGCATTGTGGCAGAATAAAGTTTGGGATGGAAAAATAGATTATCCAGATACATTTGACATACGAGATTGGGCGAGTGATTTACAATTACTGCAAACAGCGAAAGCAAGTGGCGTTAAATCAGAAACCTTTACAAAGGAAATAGACAAGCAGATCGTTAATGCCGTTGTTGATGATGATGAAAAGATTAATGAGATCAACAAGGAAA